CACTTCCTAACGTAGATTTAATTCCCATATATTGCTCGAAAAAAAATCGGCTTTACTCTTGTATTGTACCTGCAGACCATCAACGTGAAGGGTATCATAAAGATAAATATCTTATTAAAGAACCCGAATCAAGGGAGTTGCGTAAAGAGCTGATTGGTAGAAAACATAATATTTTAGTTCCTTCTCATTTTGTAAGAAACTCCTTAATTGCTAAAGGAAATGCTTATTTAATGATAGGGGAAGATAAAATTTGTCCTTTAATAGATAATTATCTAGATATTCCTAAAAAATATTTAATACCTTTTCCTGATCATTATATTGCAAGACTTCGAGATAAAAAACATGGAGATCCGTCTCAATACCATTCTTTTGAACTTGAGATTTTCTGTGAAGGATACCTACCTAAAGAAGAGCCTAAAACAAACTCAACAGTTAGATTAGAATATTAAAGGAGGGAGAGAATGCCGACAAAAAACAAGATAATTAGTAGCCCTGCCCATTATACATATGGGGATTATCAAGCTATAGATGTTATTGAAGATTGGAAGTTAAATTATCATTTAGGTAATGCATTAAAATACATATGCAGAGCAGGAAGAAAAGATCCCTCTAAAAAGGCAGAGGATTTGGAGAAGGCTATATGGTATCTAGAAAGAGAAATACAGACTGGTTGTTTATCCTCCGAGTAATTGGAGTCCTTATGTATATAGCTATTCAAGCTGTATTTATAGGTTTAGGTGTATATATGATTAAATCAGCTCTAGGGATTGATCTTATTAAGGATTGGTCCCTATTTCATTAATTATTTACCAAATTTCGATACTTTAACTACTTTTTCAAGTGTCCTACCAGAGGCGTAAACTCCTAATAGTATTTTAGTTAATTCATATACTCTAGCATCTGGATTTCCTATTCCGAAGCTAGCTAACACAACGATCGTAATAAGGCATAAACAGGCTATAGGACGCCATATTGCAGTAATGACATGCGGAGACTGCGCTTCGGCAATCATGAGCTTAGAACGCGCCTCAACCACCTTAGATTCGTATTCTAGCATCTGCTTCTGAGCTTGTGCTTGAATTCCGGCTAGTTCATTTCGTAGCTTACCTTTTTCTTCATCTGAAACGTGAAGTTCGTCTACCAGGTCGGCAGCGGGTTTAAATAGGTTGGATATAAAGGAAAATATGGACATTAAATCTTTTTCCTATTTTTTCCCTTTTCTAAGTTTTTTAATTTGTTTTTGATTTTCCTCATACTCCCCATAAGTTTGAGCATTAACTCTCTTTTCTTTACGATTCTGTTTAGCCGCTTCTGCTCCGGTTTTTAAACCGCCTTTTTTACCATACAATTTTTGTCTTCGTTTTTTAAGATATTCTGAAATCATCCTCTTACTCCTAAATTTATTTTTGAAAATGATCTAAACATTTTTCTCATTTTCGCATTTCTACGTTTAATTTGAGATATTCCTTTAGAATTCTCATCTTTAGCTTTTTTTAAAGACACTTTATGAGCTGCTTTTAATAACTCTTTTGAATCTCCCTCGTCCATTGCTTTAATTTCTTCTTTAATTTCTTCCATTACTTCTCCAATACTTTGTGCATTTTCTCTTGTATAGGTCTAAATAACATTCCTAATCCTAGGAAATATGACATATGTAACTGAGGTATTATAAATTGTGTACCTATTCCACATAAAACAAACACTATTACAAGAGTAGTAAAGTTTGCTAATAAACATGTTTTAATGTACTTCCATTCTTCTTTAGTGGGTTCCATTTACGCTCCCAGTTTTGATTTAACCATTAAATATACCATTCCGGCAATAAAACTAAATATAAATAATATATGTTTATAATTCTTCTTAAACCACGTCCAAGCATACAAGGGTTGCAATACTTCATTATGATGGTCTACACGAGCTTCTAAAGCATCCGTTCTTCTTATATGATACTTAAGGTCCCCTTCCATACGAATCTGGGATTCCCTTATATCTCGAATGTCTTTTTTAAACTCGTCCATTAGTACTCCGGATTTCTAACCTTATCTTTAGCTTTTTCGTATATAAATTGTTTAGCATTTCCTTGACCACTTTTACCAGTTAACATTTCTTCAGGAATATTCCCACTTGCGGTAAAATCAGTACTTAATTGTTTTTTCTTTCTTATATCTCTAATACTCTTTATCCATTGCTGTACTCTTTGCTGCTCAGATTCGGTGACGGCTTTACCGTCCCAACCCATACCAGGCTGTATAGTTCCTGATTTAGAGGTTTCAGCTAATGCTGCCATTATCCCTCTAATACCTTCTTTATCATTATTTTCTATAGCATCTCTCAATTGCTCTGCTATTTTCGGTGACTGTTTACTTAACCTAGTCAAAACAACATCTTTTCTTCGTAAAACTTCTGAAGTAGTTCTAGCTAAAGGTTCCTCTCTCAAATCTACTTCTGCCCCTGCATGTGTTAATGCCTCTTCAAAAGCATCGGAAGAAATTGCAGAAGCACTAATTATTTCTTGCGCCACTTTTTCATATGCTTGAGGATTTACGCTAAAAGCTTTAGAAAGTTTAAGTAATCCTCGACTAACTGGGGCAGCTACTCTAGGGTGAGTTGCCATTTTTTCTATAGCAAGCCCGGTTGCCGCCGCTGTTAAGTAACTTGTACCTGTAGCTCTAGATATAGCAAAGGCAGATAAACTATTTCTAGTTAAATAGCTTTTAAAAAAGTTTATTAAGCTACTATCGCCTTGAGACATCTTAGCATTAACTACTTTATGAGCATCGGCTAAATCCCCTGATTTTGTCCAAGCTGTAAAAAACTTATTCTTCATAGAGGGAGTTAATTCTGCACTAGTTTTTATGGTGTCTTTTATATAATTATTTAAATCTTTAGCTACATCTCGTTTTAACTGAGAAACTAAAGTAGAGCCGTCTTCTAACTCATATATATTTTTCTTTAAAAATTGAATATCTTGTAATTTTCTATTAACAGGCATGTCAATAAAAGCGCCTGCTTCTTTAGCGTTCTTAGAAGGAACCGCCGTATATAATTCTCCTTTTATCCAACCATCTACTTCTTTTATACTTTTTTTCAGGTCACTTAAACGTGCTTTGCTCATTTGAGGGTCTAAAACATTATTTCGTATTCGTCTGTATAAACTAAATCCATCTGCTTCAGGTAATTGTTTAAGACTTCCTAAAACATCTTCCATAGATTCATTAGCTACTTTTTGCTCAAATTTAAATAAATCTAATAACTCTTGAGGAGTTCTATTTCCTTGAATGATATATTCATCTGCCCCTTTAGAACTTTTAGTAGTATAAGAGGTCATTCTGTCTGCCCATTCATTTACAGTCTTACCAAATTTTCGCGCATTGTTTTCTACTGATTGACGTATTTTACCTGTATGGGCTCCTAAGTAATTTAAAAATGATTCTTTACCAAAATAGTTTGTTACAGCTTTACCCCCTTTCGCAACACCGTGACCTAACCCTCCTCCTATTAGGGTACCTCCTACATCCCATGCAGATCCTGTAGCACTATTCTCTAAATGTTGCTGTAAAGTCTCACCTTCACCTCTACCTAACCCGTGCGCAGCCCCTTGGATAGCACTAATCCCTAAAGTTTTAACCCCCTGTCGTAAACCTGCCCCTATTAAAGCAGATCCCCCACCTGTAGCCCAGGCACTAATAACTGATCCTGCAATATCTCCTGTATTATATACAATCTTATTTCTCTCCTCTAAAGTTTTAAATACCTTTCTATATTGGTCTGCATTTTTTGAGTATGTTTCTCCCGCAGTAGCTAAAGTATCTGGTATGCCTTGTAACCCTTTAGATTTAACTTCATTATATGCTGTACCTATCAAATCGTTAACCGTCTTTTGAGCAGACATCATTTCATCTGCAAAACCAAAAGTAGCTCCTTGAACTGCCCCGGCGACTCCGGCTGCAGCTTTTTCTAAACCACTAGGAGTTTCTTTTTCAAGCCCTTCTTCCTCTAAAGCTTCTAACTCGGCTAATTCTTTTAATTCTTCAGGAGTTAACTCACTCATAATTATTTCCTTTTAGTTTACTTTATGTTTAGCTCGCAACCTTTTTAACCGTTGACGAGGAGTTTCATTAACTACCGCGTCTACATCAATGCTATCTGCTTTAGTAAGAAAGTCTTTAACTTGCTTACCTTGAGGAAGTCTTCCTCCAAATCTAGCTTTAATACGTTGATTTCTAGCTTCAATCATTCTTACTAATCTCTGTAACCCTCTAATTCTTACTTTATTAGTGGCTTCTCCTAATTTTATATCAGGTAAAGCGTGTTTCAATCTCTCTCTTTCTTGGTCACTAACCTGTGCCCCAGATATTTGCTTTATATACTGAGCGCCGAAATCTGTGAGAGCTTGTTTAAAGTTTGTATAATCTGGATCAGCTCCTCCTGGCATATATTCTTTAGTAGACTCTCTTAGATTATCCCACCAACCTGTTACGTCTTTATTTTTTGATAAGATAGCGTCCATAATTTCTAATTGGTATTTTCCTTGCTCATGGGCAGTTTGACGTATTTCTTCTTTTGCCTCGGACTCTTGTAATCTTTGTCCTGTTCTAATTCCAAACCTTTCTCTTAACCCCATATACTCTTTTTCTTTTTGTTTTAAACGTTTATTTTGCATAGCTAAACTAGCTTTTTGGTAAGGAGTTAGAGGCTCATTTGCTTGCATAGCTAGTTTTTCTTTTCTTTCTTGTCGCCTTCTTAAAGGCTTCATTAATTTAGAAGCTTCATCTGGTCCGTGTCGCCATCCCCCAATAGTTCCGGCAATTAGTTCTGGAGTAAAATAAGATAACCCTTCCATAAAGTTTTCCATTGGAGTTAGTGGTTCCCCAGTATTCTTTTTCTTATCTATATCCAACCAGGACTGTTTGTTTTTAACAGATTCTCCACTACCAGGCATTAATGTATCAGCGTGTTGAGCTAATTTCTGTCTAGTAGTATTACTTTGAGAAATTGTTTTAGAGTTATTTTCAACCCTTTCTCTTTTCTGTCTTTCATTTAATTCCCAAATTTCTTCTGGTGTAAGTTCTTTACTCATAATTATCTCTCTATTGTTTCCCCTAAATCACTAACTAATTGTGGCATATGATCTTGAAGA